GATGTCGGACTCGTGGCTGGACAGAGGCGCTTGGAACTGATTCACCTATCGGCTGGCATCATTTGACTGTTGGCGGACAGGGCGGTCCTCACACGATGAAGTGCAAAGTCCCGTTCATCCACGACATACTGGCCGAGCTGGAGCAGGAGGGCGCGGGGGCGGAAGTAGGGCTCGTGTGACCCGGGAGATCCGCACTAAGCTATCCTTCGAACCGCGCACCTGGCAGCGCCGGTTCTTCGTCAACGCGAAGCGCTTCAACGTCCTGGTCGTCCACCGGCGTGGCGGCAAGACGGTTTCTGCGATCATGTGGCTGATCGACGGTGCGTGCCGCTGCGAACTCGCTCTGGGCCGCTTCGGCTACATCGCGCCCGAGCTCAAGCAGGCCCGCGAGATCGCCTGGGACTACCTGAAGTTCTATACCAAGGATATTCCCCACTCCGTGGCAAACGAGACCAACCTCACGGTCACGTTTGGGAACGGGGCAAAGATCAGCCTGTACGGTGCGGACAAACCAGATCGGATCCGCGGGAGCTATTTCGACCGGGTGGTCCTCGACGAGGTCGCCCAGATGAAGACAACGCTCTGGGGCCAGGTCATCCGCCCGATGCTCGCCGACCGGGAGGGCGAGGCGCTGTTTATCGGCACGCCGAAGGGCATCAACCTGTTCTCCGAGCGGTACAACTTCGCTCGAGCCCACCCCGACACCTGGTACTCCGAGCTGCTGACCTACCACGACAGCGGCGCGCTGAGCGAGTCCGAGGTGGCGGCGATGCGCGAGGACATGACCGACAACGAGTTCGCCCAGGAGATGCTGTGCGACTTCTCGGCCTCGACGAGCAACGCCCTGATCAGCATGGCCGAGGTCGAGGAGTCATTCGACAGGGGCCTCGCCGACCACGACTTCAATTGGTCGCCGCGGGTCATGGGGGTAGATACAGCCTGGATGGGGAACGACCGCTCGGCGATCGCCCGCCGTCAGGGCCAGGCCCTGCTCGCTCTGCGCTCCTACCGCCAACTCGGTCCCATGGAGCTCGTTACGACGGTGTGTGGCCAGGCCGCAACCTGGCAACCCGACTGCATCTTCGTCGACGCCGGCTTCCTCCCGGGCATCTACCAGGGCGTGACCAACCTGGGATACAAGGCCTTGCCGGTGATGTTCGGCGACCCGCCAGACGAGCCCCGGTTCGCCAATAAGCGGGCCGAGATGTGGTTTGGGATCCGCGACTGGGTCCGCGGCGGCGGGGCGATGCCCAGATCGACCGAGCTCGCTCAGGATCTCTGTGCCCCGACGTACAAGGTGAACGCAAACGGGAAGATCCTCCTCGAGTCGAAGGAGGACATGCGGTCTCGGGGGCTCCCCTCGCCCGACCTGGGCGACGCCCTGGCGGTCACGTTCGCCTACCCGGTAGCCGCTCGAGACCCCAGGACGGGCCGGCCACGGGACACCCGCCAGGCAAAGACCGTCTATCCGCCCAGTTGACCTGGGTTCGCCGCCGGTCGTATCCTTGGTTGCGACGGGGTGGAGCAGTCGGTAGCTCGCCAGGCTCATAACCTGGAGGTCGCGGGTTCGAGTCCCGCCCCCGACACCACAGGAGGTGCGAAATGGGAGGCGGGAGCGTACCGGGGCCCACGCAGATTGTCTCAGGACCCCCGCAGCCGGCGGCGCTCGACCCGCAGATGCTCGAGGCGCACCGGCGCCGGCGGAGTCGACGCACCGGCCTGCGGGCGCGGACCGTCCTCGGTCCCGGAGCTGCGCGGCCCAGCGGGACGCTGAGCGCCCCCGGGCTGATCGGCGGCAGCGGCAGCGGCGGCAGCGGCGGCGGGACGATAGGGAACGCCGTGGCGGCGGCCCTGCGGCAGCGACGTGCAAATGGCGTCCGCTAGCACGCTGTCCACCATGGCCCGGATCTACGCCGACATGGGCAGGCAAGGCGCCGAGCAGGCGATCCGGATCTCCGACATCCGCAAACGCCGGGACCTCGACCCCAACACGGCCCAGCGCTACCGCCGGCGCAACGAGTACCTCCGGAACCAGCGGAACAGCTCGTGGATCGCTCACTGGAGAGAGCTGAGCGAGGTGCTCCTGCCGCGGCACGCCCGGTTCGACCCGTCTGATCGCTGGCGGGCTGGCTCCAAGAAGAACCAGAAGATAATCAACAACACGGGGACTCGAGCGCTCCGCATCCTGGCCGCCGGCCTGATGGAGTTGACGAACCCTGCCCGGCCCTGGCTCCGACTCCTGACCCACCACCCGCACCTCAACCGGAACCGGCGCGTACGCGCCTGGCTCGAGGAGGTCACACGGGTTCATCTCGACACGTACGCGATGTCGAACACCTACCACGCGCTGTCCTGGGTCGCGCTCAACCTGGGCTGCTACGGCACGGCGTGCGCCTTCATCGAGGAGCACCCGACCGACACCCTGCGGATCCACCCCATGGCGATCGGGTCCTACTGTCTGGCCACCGACGAGAACCACGTCGTCAATTCGGTGTACCGCGAAACGACGATGACCGTCGAGCAGCTCGTCCGCCGGTTCGGCCTGGAGAATTGCTCGTCGCACATCCAGACGATGTGGTCTCGCGGACACTATGACGGCTGGGTCCACGTCCTGCACGTCATCGAGCCCAACGACTGGGTCGTCCACGGGAACATGGACCATACCGGCAAGCCGTTCCGCTCCGTCTGGCTCGAGTACGGCGGGACGACCGACTACACCACCGGCTCGGTCGACACCAGCGAGTCCGCGTTCGACCGCCTGCTCGGGGTCAAGGGGTTCGACGAGTTCCCCTGTCTCGCGCCCCGCTGGGAGCTCGGCGAGGTCGACGACGTCTACGGCACTGCGCCGGCAATGGACGCTCTCGGCGACGCGAACAGCCTGCAGAATCTCGAGAAGCGGCGAGCGCTGGCCCTCGAGAAGATCGTCGATCCCGCGATGAACGCGCCGGCATCGCTCCGCGCCGATGGCGTCGGCCTGGTCCCCGGCTACGCCAACTACATCCCCGATGGGAGCCGGCAGAAGCTCGAGCCGGCGCACCTGATCGACTCCCGGGCCCTACTGCTCAAGGACGAGCTCGAGCGGTTCGAGACCCGCATTAACGCGGCGATGTTCAGCGACCTATTCCTCGCCCTGACGATGCACACAGGCGCGGTCAAGACGGCGCGGGAGATCCAGGAGCGGCACTCCGAGAAGGTCGTCCAGCTCGTGACGATCATCGAGCGGATGCACGACGAGCTCCACGACCCACTGGTCGATCGGACGTTCAGCATCCTATTCCGCCAGGGCAAGATCCCCCCGCCCCCGCCGGAGCTGGAGGGCCTCGACCTGCGACCGGAGTACGTGTCCATGCTGGGCGCCGAGCTCAAGCTGCTGCAGACCGGGTCGATCGAGCGTCTGGTCGGCATGGTCGGGGGTATGACCGAGGTCTGGCCCGATGCGGGGGACAAGATCAACGTCGACAAGGTCATCGACAACTACAGCGAGCTCCTGATGGTCGAGCCGACCCTACTGCGAGACGACACCGAGGTCGGGCAGCTCCGGGCCCAGCGCAAGCAGGAGCAGATGATGAGCGCCGAGGGCGCCGGGATGGCCCGCGACGCCGCTGCTGCAGCGCAGAGCCTGGCCGGGGCCCAGCCCGCACCGGACAACATGCTTGGTCAGCTTGGCTCCGCGCTACGTGGCGAGGGTGAGGAGGAGGTCGCTTGAGCGCTCCGGTCGACCCGCGTATCGCCGACCAGCAGGAGCGTCTGAAGCTCGAGCAAGCCAAGGCCCGGGAGGATCTCAAGGTCCTTCTGGCGTCTACGGAGGGCCGACGCTCCCTACGTCGCCTGCTCCAGACCGCCGGCGTCAGTTTCTTCCCGTCCAACCCGATTGTGTATACCCGGTCCGGCGAACTGGTCGACGTCCAATCGACCATGGTGGCGCTCGGAGCGCAGCAGGTCGCCCGCAACATCCAGCAACAGCTCTACGAGATCGACCCCGCCGGCTGGCTGACCCTCGTGGCTGACTGGGCCCACGACCTCGCGATGGAGCGGGAGCGGTTCAACGCCCGGAAGCGGAAGGAGGCCGAGAATTCGTGAACAGCGCCGTGCTGCCGAGTAACCTACCCTCTGTCGCCAGAGCCAAGCTGCCCGAGGTCTACGAGTCCGCCAGGACCGCGCTCCAGCACTGTTCCAAGGTCGACCAGTGCAAGGAGTGGGCGGACCAGGCCGAGGCGTTGGCCAGCTACGCCAAGCAGGCCGGCGACGACTCCATGCGGAAGATGTGCGACCGGATCCAGGCCCGGGCGATCCGGCGGTGCGGGGAACTGCTTGAAAAGCTACAGCCGAAGGACTCTCCCGGCAGGCCGAAAAAAGGTAACGGTGCCGTTACCATTTCCAGGAAGAAGGCTGCCGAAGACGCCGGACTCTCTACTCGTCAAAAGCGCACAGCTCTGCGCGTCTCCAAACTACCCGCCGACGAGTTCGAGGAAGCCGTAGAATCCGCCGACCCGCCGACCGTAACGGACCTCGCCGAACGGGGCACCAAGAAGAAGCCGAAACCACTGATGGACCTGGAGGGCCGCGATCCCAAGGAGTTCGCACTCGCGACCACGGCGCAGGGCGAGGTGATGTCATTTGGCGCCATGGCCGCCTCCTCGGATGCCGGCGCCGTTGCCCGGGGCCTTTTCGACAGGGAACGCAGGGCCGTGCTGAAGGAAGTACCTGCGATCAAGGCCTGGCTAGACCGGCTTGTAAAGGCCATCGAGAAGGAGATCCGGTGAACGAAAGCCAGCTATTCGCGGAGGTCTCAGAGATCGTCAAGAGTAAGATCGAGGCGGGGCAGGTCGTTGTCCAGCCCTGGCTGGTCCAGCACGTCATCCAGTCGCATTCCGAAATTCAAGGCGGCGACTCCGACTTCTATCTACTGTGCGCCCACGGGTACTTGCCGCATGTCGTCAAGAATGTCCTGCGGCACTGGAAAGACGACCCTGCCAAGCAGCGCGAGCGGGACGCGCAGATGGTCCTCGACGGGTTCGAGAGGTTGCAGCGAGCCTACCTCGTGCGCCGGGACGACGACAGCGTCCTGGTTCCGATCAACCAATTAACCTACGACGAGGGCATGGCGAAGGTCCGGGAGTATGAGCGCATGGCTGCGGGCTGCAAACTCCACAGCGAGGAACTCCGCCGGTACTTCGCTGGTCGGCAGTCTACGGTAATGGTTCAGTTTGACTGACCGCCCGCTTGGCTGTCAGCAACGAGCGCCCGTGCCCATCGGGGTGCCTCCTGGTATACTCTGACTTGCAAGGGAAAACGTAAGGGGCGGGTTTCCCCGCCCCCTCGCCCTTTCTAGGGGCGTGCTCCTATGGCATAGGGGCCACCTCCTTGCGGGCGGCAGCTCCGGTATCCGCAGGCAACGGTTTCAGCCGGGGCAGCCGCTCTCTGTTTCCATTTCAAACTGAACCATTACCCTACCCGGAGTTCAATTTGACTCCGATTCGATCCCGGGGGTACTCTAGCAGCGCTACGACAGGCCGAGGGATCGGCTTATGTGGCCTGTCGTAGCATTCAGTTCCAGAGCCGCTTCCCCCGGCCTGTCGGGCTCCACCACCAAAACGGACGCCGCCCCTGGAGAGGGGTTAGTGCGTCCGCCAGGAGGCTGAATGGGTGAGCCCGCCACCCCGGCCGAAGCGCCGTCCCCCGGAGAGGGGGCGCCGCCGCCCGCCGGCACTCCAACCCCAGCGACCCCCACCCCCACGCCGGCCGCGGATGCGGGCGGGGTTCCGACGCCTGGCCCGGCTGTGGGCCCTGGCGAGAAGACGCCGGAGCCGAAGCCCAGCGGCGAGACGCCGCCGGGCGCCCCGGAGAAGTACGAGGCTTTCACGACCCCCGAGGGGGTCGACCTGGACCCGAAGCTGATCGAGACGGCTACGGAGGCGTTCCGCGAAGCGGGATTGCCCCAGGGGCAGGCGCAGAAGTTCGTCGACCTACACTCGAAGGTGCTGGGCGACTACCAGCAGGCGCAGGCCCAGACCGTCGAGGCCTGGTCCAAGGAGCTCCGCGACGATGCGGGGTTCGGCCAAAAGTTCGACGAGAACCTGACTGCGGTGCGGGGCCTCGTAGAGAAGGTGGCGGGGGCCGACGCCCAGGAGATCCTGGCGATTGGTCACTTCCCGCCGCTGATGAAGATGCTCCTCACGATCGCAAACGCGACCAGCGAGGACACCTGGGGCGGCTCGAGGATGCCGGGCGGACAGCCCGGCCCTGGCGCAAGCCCGGCCGAGAAGATGGCCGGGATCTACACCGACATGACGAAGAAGTAAAACAGGAGGCATCCCATGGGTGTCATCGGAGCCGGATATCCAACGCTCCTCGACATGGCCAAGCGGACCGACCCCAACGGGTCGATCGCCGGCATCGTCGAGGCGCTCACGCAGCGCAACCCCATCCTGATGGACGCGATGGCCATGGAGGGCAACTTGCCCACCGGCCACCGTTGCACCATCCGCGCAGGACTGCCGACCGTCGGCTGGCGACGGTTCAACCAGGGCGTCGCTCGCTCGAAGTCCACCACGATCCAGATCGACGAGAATATCGGGATGCTCAACGGCCAGTCCTTCGTCGACTGCGACCTGGCCGAGCTCAACGGCAACGAAGCCGCGTTCCGCGCCAGCGAGGACATCTCGTTCCTGCAGGCGATGAACAATGAGGTGGCCGCGACGCTGTTCTACGGCAACAGCGACCTCGACCCCGAGGAGTTCATGGGGCTCACCCCGCGGTACAACAACATCAGCGGGAACGACAACAGCGGCCACGTCTTGGACTCCGGAGTCGGCACAGGCACCGGCTCCGACCAGGCGTCGATCTGGTTTGTCACCTGGGGCCCCGACACCGCGTACCTCGTCTACCCGAAGGGGTCGACCGCGGGCCTCACTCCGACCCCCATGGGCAAGCAGCTCGTCGAGGACGGCGCCGATAGCGACCGCTACTTCCTGGCGTGGGTCACCGACTGGAAGTGGAAAGTCGGGCTGGTGGTCAAGGACTGGCGCTACCACGTCCGCATCGGCGACATCGACACGGGCGACTGGGCCACGACCGAGATCGAGCTGATCGACCAGATGATCGAGGCCTACAACCGGGTCTACGACCTCAACGTCGGCCGGACGGTGATCTACATGAACCGCACGGTGAAAAGCCACCTGGACAAGACCATCTACAACAAGGACGAGATGCACTTCACCCCCGCCGAGTGGCACGGCCGCCAGGTCGACAGTTTCCGCGGAATCCCGATCCTGACCTGCGACGCCCTGAGTATCGTCGAGTCGGCGATGACCGCGTAAGTCGCGCCCCACTGCCCCGCCGGGTGTGAGCTCGGCGGGGCGAATGACTGAAAGGAGAGTTCCATGCTTCTCGACCTACAAGCGACGTTCGGCGAATGCGATGCGCTCGGGGCCGCAGCGACCGACAACACCTACATCCTCGGCAACGGGGGCGCGGCGGACGAGATCGCCTACGACCTCACCGCAAACAACAACAACTTTGCCTCCGGCTGCCCGCTGTACTTCATCTCGAGGGTAACGACAGCGCTTGCCGGAACCACGACCACCGCGACGGTCCAGGTCATCCAGTCGGCCAGTGCCAACCTGACGACCCCGACGGTGATCGCGCAGAACGTCGCCATCGATACCGGCACCGCCAACATCGCGGTGGGTACTCAACTCGCCGAGATCGTCGTACCGCAGGAGAACCTGACCCAGCGGTACGTCGGGATGCGGGTCATCACCACCGGCACCCACACGGGTGGCATCATCGAGGGCGAGCTCACACTCGACCGTCCGTCTCCGCAGAACATCGGAGGCTTCCCGGCTGAGGACGGGTTCTAATGGCGACCCCGACGAAACAAGCCGACAACCTCGATGGTCTCGCGGCGGCGCTCCGGGGAATGTCCCCGGGCGACCGTACGAAGCTCGCGAAGATGGTTGCGGGGCCAGCTCCGAAGTCCGACGAGGAGCTGGCCAAGGAGGCCGCGGCCCGCGAGAAGGTCCCAAACGACACGATCGTCTGCCGCGTCCAGCGGACCTGGTTCCGGTCCTTCGAGGCTCGCCGCTACAAGCGCGGGCAGCTCGTTGAAGTTCCGCAACCGGGGTCCAAGGCGCACTTTGCGGAGTTCCGCAACGACGAACTACCCGCGTACCTCGAGTTGCTCGACAAGGACGCCCTGCTCGTTGAGAAGGCTCGCGGGACTCAGCCGCCGCGGAGGGCCAAGGGCTACGTCCGCACGAACCAGGTCCCCGAAGAAGTCGAGACCGCAAAGGACCTGATGAAGAAACAGGGCAGCGTCCGGACGATGTCCGACCGGGCGGGCTAGAAAGAGTTCCCTCCTCGGGAAGTTGGGCCCTCCGGTGGCGTCCGTCCAGACCGCGCCTCCCGGAGGGCCCTTTTTAGTGAGGGAGCAAATTGGAGCAGGCACTCACCAACCCGTCGCTCGAGCTGGCGACACCGCCTCCGGTGCTCACAGGCGGTGCGGGCCGAGTCGCTCACCCTCGTACCGGCTCGTGGGGCCTGGAGCTCGTCAGCACCTGGATCAGCGTCCACTCGTCGGCCACCTGGTCGGAGACCGTCACCCCGGGCAAGCGCTACGAGCTGCTCTCGTTCGTCAAGATGCCCGCCACCGCGCCTCCCGGTGGGGCGAAACTCTGGCTCCGGGCCATCATCCGCACGGGAGGCCAGCAGGTCATGTTCGCCCAGCGGGAGTGGTCCGACCTCCCCCCCGGCGCCTTCGAGCTGGTCGTCTGGGGCACCGCCGTCGCGACCGCCTCCGACCTCGAGTTCGAGCTCGACACCGTCCGGACCGAGCCGTCAGGGATCACCGGCTCGCGTACCATCTACGTTGACGACGTCGCCCTGATCGACGCGGAGTACGAAATGCCCCTGAACTCAGTTGAGATCGCCAACATGGCTTTGGGCCACATCGGGGTCAAGCGCACGATCGCCGCCCTGACCGACGACGAGGTCGACGCCCAGGTGCTGAACTCCCACTACAGCAGCGCGCTCGAGACCGCGCTCGCGAAGGTCGACTGGCCGTTCGCTCGCCGGCGGGTCGACCTGGTCGCCCGGGTCGGCACCGCGCCGCTCCCCTGGGCGTACCAGTTCGAGTACCCGGACCAGACCGTCAGCGTCCGCGCGGTCCGGATCGACGACCAGGCCCAGCAGCGACCGCGGGAGGACTTCATCCCGTTCGTGATCGAGGACACAGACACCGGACAGATCATCCTGTGTGACGTCGAGGAGCCGACGCTCATCTACACGGGCAACCTCACCGACACGACCAAGTACCCGCCAGACTTCTCGTTCTATCTGTCCTGGGTCCTTGCGGCGCGCATCGCCCGGCCGCTCGCCGGCGGTGACAAGCAGATGGAGGCCCAGGCGGAGCAGATGGCCGACCGGCTCCTGCGGGAGGCGATCGCGAACCAGTTCAAGGCCGAGGTGCAGCCCGACCCCCGAGCGATAGACGCCTCGTGGCTGCGGGGCCGATGACATGCCGCGCCGGGTTCCCAGCGTCAAGCAGGCCACCTTCGTCGGCGGCGAGGTGTCCCCGGACCTCTACGGCCGCGAGGATCTCGCTCGATACGGCCAGTCGGCGGCCCGGATGCAGAATTGGTTCGTGGCTCCGACGGGTGCGCTCAAGAACCGGCCGGGAACGGCGTTCGTGCGCGAGGTGAAGGACAGCACCGACCGCTGCCGGCTGATCCCGTTCATTGTGTCGAAGACCGCCTCGTACGTGCTCGAGCTCGGCGACCTCTACATCAGGTTCCACAAGGACGGTGCAACCATCCTCGACGGCACTCCGTACGAGGTCGTGACGCCCTGGCCCGCGGCGGACCTGCCCGACATCAAGTTCGCCCAGCGGTCGGACGTGATGATCCTGGTTCACCCGCTGCACCCGCCCCAGGAGTTGCGGCGATTCGCCGACGCCAACTGGGAGTTGGTCGAGTACTCCACCAATAAGACGGTCGAGCCCCCGATCGATGTCATCCTCGACCCGGCCTACACCTGGACAGTCGAAGCCGCCCCGACACACACGTTCTCGCTGTGGGAGTGGGTCGTGACCGCAGTGTCGCTCACCGGCGAGGAGTCCATCGCTTCCGAGGCCCTGACCGAGTCCCAGGCCCTGCTCTACAGCGATAGGCCGAAGCCTACCATCCAGTGGACAGCCGCGGCGACAGGATCCACGCCCGTTCGTTACAACATCTACCGCGGCCGCCACGGTGTCTTCGGCTACGTCGGGTCGAGCACTACCACGAGCTTTATCGACGAGGCCGCGCTCCCCGACTACGCCCTCGTCCCGCCGGAAGCCAACAGCCCGTTCGAATTCACGCCGGTTGACGGGACGGAGTTCGCCTACCCGCACCAGCTCTACGTCGGGCTGCACACCACGGGTGCCGCATCGGCGACCCTGCAGGACACTGGTCGGACGTGGACCGTCAACGAGCTTGTCGATGCGTTCGTGCGGAACCTCACAGACGCCTCGAACGGTGTCTGCACCGCAAACACCGCGACGGTCGTCACGGCGCCGCTTGCCGGCGGGACCGACAACCTCTGGGACGTCAACGACCAGTACGGGATCGTTGGTATGCGCGCGATCAAAGCGCAGGCCGCGGAGGCGTTCGACGACACATATAACTTATTCTCCGTCATTCACATCGCGGTCGGGGGTACAGCCGATATCGCCTACGAGAGCAGGCTTTCGGGCGGTGGTTGGACGACTCACGCCACAATCACCTACGGCCCAGGTGTAAACGCTGACGTCCAGTCGTTCGTTCGCGACGGCCTCGTCGCCCTCGCCGAGTTCCGCGTTCGGATCGTCTCGGAGACGGGCCTGGACAATATTCAGCTTGGGCATGTTCAGTGGTACACGTCACCCGCCCCGACGGTCACGACCAACTTCCCTTCTTCCGTGACGTTCTTTGAGCAACGCCTAGTCTTCGGTGGCATGTTCCAGGAGCCGCAGCGGATCACCGGCTCTGCTGCGGGGACGCTCCGCGACTTCGACAAGCGGGACGTACCGACCGAGGCCGACTCGTGGGACTTCACGCTCGACGCCAACACACTGGACGAAGTGCGGGCGCTGATCTCTCACAAGGCCCTGCTCATCCTGACGGCCTCGTCGGAGTGGGTCGGACGGGGTGTCGAAGGCGGGCCGCTGACCAATACGAGCTTCGACCTGAAGCCGCGGACGCGCACGGGTACCTCCGGCGTCCAGCCTGTCGCGATCGACAGCGGCGTGCTGTTCACCGGCGAGCGTGGCCGCTCGGTCCACGAGATGACGTGGGCGGTATGGGATGAAGCCGGCGGGACCAGCTCGTCGGCCCCCGAGCTGTCCCTGATCGCCGAGCACCTGTTCCGCGAGTACGGCATCGAGGAGTGGGCCTGGCAGCCGCAGCCCGGGCGGATCCTCTGGTCCGTGCGCGCGGACGGCGTGCTCGTTGGGATGACACTGAACCGCGAGCAGGAGATCCTCGCCTGGCACCGGCACACAACGGGGCTGAGCTCGGCGGATGACTTCGAGTCGGTCGCGGTGGTGCCCGAGGGGGGCGAGTGGGTGCCGTACGTGATCGTCGAGCGGACGATCAACGCGGCGACAGTGCGGTACGTCGAGCGCATGGCCAGCCGGACGTGCCCGATCGACGCGGACGTCCCTACTGCCGACAGTCTCCTATTCCTTGACTCCGCGCTGATGTTCGACGGGCGGAACACCGGCTCGAACACGCTTCGCGTAACCGGCGGGACGACCTGGCTAGCCGGCGAGGCGATGCAGCTCCAATCGCTAATCTCGCAGTTCGCGGCTGGAGATGTCGGGGACGACTACGAGCTGACGATTGGATCGGACACCGTGCGCTTTAGGGTGACCGGCTTTACCTCGGTCCAAGAGGTGGACGTCGAGCCGGCGACAAACGTACCGATTGGGATGCAGGGATCTCCTGGACCATTCACGGTGACGTGGGGCCACGGCTTCCCTGACTTCTCCGGCCTGACCCACCTCGAGGGGGCGACGGTCGGTCTCCTGGTCGACGGGAACGACGGTGGGGTCGCGGTCGTCGCGAGCGGCGCGATCACTCTGCCGAGCTCGCTCCGCGGGATCCTCGTCCAGGTGGGCCTCCCGATCCCGACCGCGGTGGTCGAGTCGCTTCCTCTGTCCGCCGGCCAGGACCCGTCGATGCGGACGGCGCAGAAGATGGTCGAGACGATCGGTCTCGAGCTCGCCGACTGGCGCGGGATGGAGGTCGGGCCGGACGTCGACCACCTGTACGACGTGCAGGAGCGCGAGGTCGAGCTCTCGTTCTCGACGATCCAGCCGGACCACGGCATTGTCGTGGTCCCTTCGGCGTCCACCTGGCAGCGCCAGGCCCGGTTCGCCGTGCGCCAGAGCGCCCCCCTGCCGGCGACCCTGCTCTCGGTGATCGTCGGCCTGCGGGCTGGGGGGAACCTCTAATGTACGGCTTAACGCCTGGCGGTAATTCGGGAAGTGCATTGCACGATGCTGCGCACCCGAAAGTCCCCATAAAAGTGGACGTGACCCCCGTCGATGCCCAGATTGTCGAGGATCTCGTGCGCTGGATGCGCCCCGCCGACATGGAGGAGATCGGCCGATACACCGAGGATTCCCCGGTGGCCCACCTGATGGAGCAGGTTGAACGGTCCATCGTCTGCCGAGCGGGATTCGTCAACGGAGAGCTCCTGGCCTGCTGGGGCCTCTGGCCGATCAACCTGCTCCAGGGGGTGGGGCACGGCTGGTGCTACTCCGCCAAGGCCGTCGAGCGGTACCCGAAGACTTTCTTCGCCCGCTGTAAGGTGGAGCTCGCGGAGCTGCAGCGTGTCTGCCCCCTGGTGGTGGCATGCGTCGACCTCGAGTACACCAGGGCCCGGGCCTGGCTCGAGCGCCTTGGCTTCGTGGAGCGGACCCAGCGCCGGTCGCCCCGCGGCCACCCGTTCGTCCTGATGGAGGCTCGACGCCATGAGACTTGACGACGACCTGATCCCCCCGCTGTATCACGGCCCCGCGGTGCTCGGCGCCCAACTGTTCGCTGCGGGCGCCCAGGTGTACTCGGCCCGTGCGGCGGCCAGGCTGCAGAAGCGTGCAGCTCGTCACAACGCGAACGTCGCCCAACAGCAGGCCGACGACGCCCGCCGGCGCGGCGAGTCCCGGGTGAATCGCTACCGCCAGCGGTTGAGGGCCCTGCTCGGGCGGCAGAGGGCCGTCATGAGTTCGTCGGGGGCCGACCTGGGCTCGGGCTCGCCGCAGCAGATCCAACTCGGCCAGGAGCTCCTCGGCGCGCTCGATGTGAAGATGATCCAGGCCAACGCCGAGCGGGAGGCGTGGGGTCACGAGGCGATGATCCCGCAGTTCGCGTTCCAGGAGGAAGCGGCCAGGATCGAGGCGTTCGGCGGAACGATCGGCGGGATTGCCCAGGGCGTCGGCGCCGTCGCCGCGACGAGGTAGCAACTTACCAGTAACTTACCAGTAATTTACCAGTAAGAATCGGCGCAATTCCCTGACGATGATGAGGTAAGCGATGCCCAGGGTTCCTTTCGAGCCAGTGCAACAGGTCGAAGCCGAGCCGATCCGCTCGCCGTTCATTCAAGACGCCCGGGCGGGAGCGATCCGCAGGACGGGCGAGATCATCGGGCGCAGTGTGGCTGGCGCCGGCGAGGCGATCGCCGCGGCCAAGGAGCGGGCGGACGCGATGCGCCGCCTGGGCAAGACCCGGGAGGCGCAGTCGACCGCGTCGGGCCTACTGTCCGAGTTCCAGACGCTCCGCGGCATGGACCCCATGGAGCAGTGGGGCGAGTTCCAGCAGCGGTTCGAGGGCAAGGTCAGCGATCTCGACTCCGACTTCAGCTCCGAGCGGGAGCGCAAGGCGTGGCAGCTCGAGGTGGTCGACCCCATCCGGATGAACCTGAGCAGTCGAGCGGCCGGGCACATCAACTCGGAGAGCCAGGCCCACGCGAAGGAGCTCCTCGAGGCCTACCGCGTCGAGGGCGGGCGCGAGTTGGTGTCGTCTGCCGCGGCGCAGCCGGTCACCGGCAACGTCGAGGAGGACGCCGAGCGGGTCTCCGACCAGTTCGGGTTCGAGATGTCGGCCTACCTGGATGAGATCGAGAAGCTGGCCCTGAAGATCACCCGCTCGCCGCAGGCCGCCGAAGCGATGGTCAGCCAGTCCCGGTCCGACGCCATCGTGCTCCTGGTCGAGAGCCTCGCGCGGCAGCAGGACGACACCCCGGGGCGCCTCGAGGCGGCCAAGGCGATCTTCGAGGAGTCGTCCGAGTTCATTGCCGCCGAGCAGCGCGAGGTGCTGGGGGACATGCTCCAGACCGCTGACCGTCGTGAGACGGCACTCAAGGCGATGGCGACCGCCGCCGAGAAGGCCGGCTTCGACGACCCATTCTGGATCTACGAGAACCCGGACGCCCTGCGGGAGATGCAGCTCGTCGTGGACGATGAGACCGACCCCGAGCTCCGCGCGACGATGGCCGCCGACCTGAACCGCCGCGAACGCGACCTGGCCGGTGCCCGGCAGGCCCAGCAGACCCAGAGCGTCAGGGTGCTTAACGAGGCACTCACGGCGTCGGGGGGCGACATCACGGCGATCAAGCGGGATTTGCCCCAGTGGCGACGCCTCGACCACCGCGACCAGATATGGCTCGAGACCAGGGCGGCCCAGATCACCGCCCGGCAGGAGCCGGTCACCGATCACGTAGCGATCCTCGAGAACTACTGGTCGAAGCCGAACCCTGACGGCAGCCGTAGCGCAACAACGAAGGCCGAGCGGGCCGCCGACTGGCCGGGACGTTACCGGGCGATTGCGAACGATGCGGACTTCAACGCCATCCGTAGGGACTGGCAGTCCGTCAATGACGAGATCGCTGCCGGCAAGGTCGAGGTCGACACGATGTCCGGCACGATGCGCCAGCGGGTCACCGACCAACTCAAGGCAGACGGTTTTGCCCTGACGCCGGAGATCCAGTCCTGGGTCAACCGCCAGTCGATCGCCGAGCAGGAGGCCGCGGAGCGAGGCGGTCAGGAGGTCACGCCGGAGAAGGCCGACGAAATCGCCGACCGGATCCGCTCAGGGGCGGTGCAGGAGATCGAGTTCTTTACCGGGCCGGCGACCGGGATGTTGGGCCGCAACGCCTCCTTCCCCGTCCGCGACGTCCAGGCGTGGACCGAGCACCTGCGCGAGTCGGGCATCGAGCCGCCCCAGGTTCCACGGGGAACATGGATCGACTACGAGCAGCTCGACGAGGTCGAGCGCGCCGTCGCCGAGATATACATCCAGTCGAACCAGCGCGCCCAGGGCCTCGACGAGCTCCCCGAGGACTCCAGCCGGCTCCGCACCGCGGCCGGCGAGTACAGCGCTGCGGCGGCGATGACCGAAGCCTGGCGCCGGCTGGGGATGAACGTCGCCGAGACGGCCGGCCAGCAGTTCCTAGGCGATTCCCGGCTGATGCGTCAAAGGGCTCGGGTCTATCTCGAGTCGCTCGGCACGCCGATCACCGACGAGAGCATGGCGCACGCGATCCGCGAGCTCATCCCTTTCGACCAGGATCGCGCCGGCCAGGTCGACGACACCGAAGTGGTCCGATACCTGCGCAAGCTCGGCCGCCTCTACCACGCCGACCTCTACGAATCGTTCCGATTCCAGGGGATCGAAGCGGAGGAGGCGGCACGCAGAATCGGGATCAACCCCGAGTCCCTGCCGGCCGAGCCCGCGCCGTCTACTTTGCCGCCGGCGCCGGTGCCCCCCGGGGTGCGATAGATGGCCGACGAGAAGAAGGATCAGCTCCTCGAGGACGACCCGCTCAGCCGGTCGCCCTTCGGCGTGAGTCGTGTCCAGGGCCAGCCGCAGTTCCCCCCGAGGTCTCCGGCTCCACCGCCCCTGAATATGCGCGACCCGAAGGATCGGTCTCTGGCCGACTTCCGGGCCCTGGGCGAGCTCCACAAGCAGGGGCAGGTCCAATCCCTGGCCGCTTCGTTCGACCGCGTTGCGGAGCGTAACACCGCCGACGAGCGCGAGGCTTTCTCGCTCGCGGCCTTCCTGAACCGCGACCCCGCGCGGGTCCGGGGGAACCTCGACGCCTATCGGGAGATCGCCCGCAAGCAGGGCTTCGACTACGCCCACCTGCTCGAGGTGGCGCCGGCGGTGGCGGGCTTCGCTCACCAGCACCCCGGGGTCGTTGTCGACGACCTGGCCCGGGCCGGCTGGTGGGAGTGGCTCACGCGGGCCCCTGTCGTCGCCTGGCGCATGGGCGCCGAGGATGTCGAGTTCGGCCGACTCGGCTTTGCCGACCTGGCCGGGGTAGCGTCGATCGAGGACGAGAAGCGCATGGCCGAGCTCGAGCGGACCATGGGCGAGCGCTACCTGGGACAAGACGCCTGGATGACCAAGAGCTACGTCGAGGCGATTCGGCAGCTTCCGATCCTCTGGGGCTCGCTGAAGTGGGGCGTGGCCACCGGAACCGCGTACGCCGCCGGGGCGGCCTTGATCGGCCAACTCGGCCCCCAGGCAGCCACGCCCGAGGAGGTCGTCACCATGCCGGCGGCGTTCCTCATCGGGACCGCGTACGGCATGTGGGCCTTCAATAGCTCGCTCGAGGCTGGCCATACGTACAAGGCGATTCAGCAGGAGTTCCGCCGGAAGGGCCTGCAGGCGCCCGATGATCTCGAGACCCGGGCGATCGCGGCATTCGCCGGGGCGGTGTCCGGCACGCTGGAGACGGCCTCCCAGCGCGTCCTGGGCGGCGCTGCGGGCGTGGGGCGGGCGATCCGAGGGATGGCCAGCCGGAAGACTGCCGCACTCGTGGCGCAGCGCGGGACACGGCAGGCGTTGCAGAATTTCGTTCGCAGGTCCGCGACCACGATGGGGACCGAGGTCTCGACCGAGATCCTGCAGGAGATCACCCAACTCGCCGGCGTCGCGACGGCCGAGGTACTCAAGACCGGCGGGAGCGACATGACCATGGAGCAGGTGGTCGACCAGTCGCTCGAGATCGCGGTCACGACGGCCCAGGCGATGACGATCATGGGCCCGCTGGCCTCCTCGAGCTCGCTGATCGTCGACGTGAGGGACGCCCGGCGGACCACCCGGGAGGGCGCTCGGCTCGAGATGCTGGCCGGCACCGTCCGCGGGATGGAGATGCTCGACCAGGCCCCGGAGGCCTTCCGCGAGCTCGCGAAACAGATCGGGTCCAGATACGGCCAGATGGAGACCGCGCATATCAAGGTTAAGGATTTCAACCAGGTCGCCGAGGCAGCCGGCATCGACCCGACCGAGTTGGCCCAGGAGATCCTCGGCAGCACCGACTCATACGCCCAGGCGGTGAGCGAGGGCGCCCAGGGCGACCTCGTCATCCCCATGGCCGACTTCTTGACCAAAGTTGTCCCGACTCCGCTGTACGAGCAGCTCAAGCCGCACGTCCGGCTGTCCCAGGCGGCGATGAGCGAGCAGCAGGTCACCCAGAAGGCGGACGCCGTGCGGGAGGTCCTGCTGGCGTCCCTCCCCGAGGTCGATACCCAGCTCGACCAGGCCGAGCAGACGATCTATGTCGACGTCTACCGCCAGATGCTCGACGAGACGGGCGACCCGTCCCTCGCCGACCTGACCGCGACCACTCACGCGCGGGTGATCTCCACTCTGGCCCGACGAGAGGGGATCGACCCGGTGGCCTACCACCGGACCTGGGGCCTTGCCATCGAGGGTCCGGACAACGCCCGGGTCGCTCGGGCTGTCGATGCCGAGGTCCGCGGCATCCTCGACGAGCGCCAGGCTGCCCAGGAGCAGCCGGCGACGGCGCCGCTACCAAAGGCCCCTCGCCGGTCGGCGATCCGCGATCTCGGCCAGGTCAAGACCGCCCGGGACTTCTACTCCTGGGTCAAGAACATGGGCGGCCTGAAGGGCGGGGACCGCTTCTCCGACCTGCCCCAGGGCGACGAGCTGTTCGATCAGATCCCGGCCTTCGCCAAGAACCAGCAGGCCGGCAAGACCATCTCGGAGCTCGGCGAGGAGCTGATGCAGATGCGCGGCTCGCCGTTCGCCGACCTGGACGCGGCTGCCGATTGGCTGCTCGACGCGCTGCAGAACCCCGAAGGGGTCGAGTTGCCCCGCGGTCTGGCCGAGGCCGACCTGGACCCCGGATCCGCCGGGATCCTCGAGGAGCAGCTGGAGCACGACACCGAGCTACGCGCTCGAGTCGACCAGGTCGACGCGCTGTACGACGGCCTCGAGGGCGCGGCGCCGGCGGACGCCGCCCGGGTCCAGCTGGAGATCGCCAGCCAGTGGCTCGAGGTGGCCCGCGAGTTCGGCCAGGACGTCGTCGACCTGCTCCTGCGGCGGGACTACGGCACGTCCCTGCGGGCGCTCCAGGCGAACGTCAGACGGTCCGGATTCGACCCCGAGGGCGAGTCCAGCGTCACCCCGTACGACCCGCGGTACGAGCCGGACAAACTCGCCTTATGGATGTCGCGCAATGGCGGGATCGACCCCAAGGAGCAGGGCGCCTGGCGCGGGCGCTACCCGGGCGTGGTCAGTCCGGGCGGGCTGACCCTCGATCGTTGGGCCGAGGAGATCCGCAGCCACTGGCCGGAGTACTTCCCCAGCGACGATGCCGCGCTCGAGTGGCTCCGCGAGGAGTGGGCCACCGGCGCCGGCAAGCCTCAGTCGACGACCCTGACCGGCGAGGCCGCGGTGCTCGAGGTGCGGGCCCAGACGCTCTCGGCCGACATCCAGGAGATCATCCGCGAGGCGCGGGAGCAGGGCGTCCGACCTGACGCCGCCCAGGTGGCCCGGACGGTGCTCGAGGACTCTGGCTGGTCTGAGGTGTCCTCTGCCAACCTCGGCGAGGGCGACGTTGTCCTCGAGCGGGAGACCGGGGCGATCTTCCGCGTGGTGGCGGACGGCGATCAACTGCGCCTCGAGGGCCGGGCCGGCGACCTGCCGCTGACCGCCTTCAACTTCTACAGCGCCATCCCGCTCGGTCGACGAGCTCAGCGCTTCCACCAGAAGAAGACCGAGGCCCAGGTCCGCCGAGGGCATCTGCTGCGCCGGCTGGCTCCGTTCATCCAGCAGGCCGACGTCTCCAGGTCGAAGAACGCCACGCTCCAGGGGGCGATTGATCTGATCCGAGCGCTCCCATCGGCCATTGAGATGGCGTCTGTCGCCTGGGCCGGGCGCAAGGCGCGCCGTTGGTATCAGCGATCGGCGCGGATGATCCTTGAGGTGTTCGGTCCGGACGATGCGCCGCGATTCGGCGCACTGCTTGCGGCGCTGTCGCCCCGGACAGACGTGCAAGACAACCTGTACAAGGCGGTGACTCTCTGGGCCAAGTGGGATGCCGCTGGCAGGCCCCGGGACGAGGTGTCGATCCGGCGACTTGCCTCGAAGCACAAGCCGACCCTGATGGGGATGCTGCAGAACAACATCGTCATTGCGCTGACCAGCGAGGCTCCGGGGTCGGTCGTCCTGTCCGGTCCCAAAGTGGCGTCGTTCGCCAAGAACCTGCGCGGCGAGTTGCGGGCCGTGACCAATGACGGCCATATGGCGTACTACTTCGGCATCGACCCGAAACTACTGGAGAGTGATCGCAGCGAGGCCAAGGGCGTGCCCCAGGCACTGTTCAGCGCGCACTACCTAGCCCTGACCTGGATCACCCGGAGGGCCGCCGCGATACTGCACCAGCGCACGGGCGAGGCGTGGGAGCCGGCCGAGGTCCAGGCCGCCGTCTGGGCCTGGTCGCGCACGCTACGCTTCACGGTGAAGCGGGACGACCAGAAAAACCGGCTATCGAAGTTCGAGATGGTCCGCTATGGGATGTTCGGCCCGGGGGACGTGAAACCGGACGACTTCGCAGAGCTGATGATGTCGACGGTTCAGCGGGGCGTGGAGCTGTTCGAGCGGGGCAAACTGCCCAAGGCCAAGGAGGTTCTCGGTGGACTCGCAAAAAGAACAAGAAGTGCGCGACGCGCTGTCGGCGATTTTGGATTCACAGCACTCGAAGGCGGACCAGATGAAGGGTTTTCTGCTGGACACGCTGCAGACCTCCGACGAGCTGCCCGGCGGCTCGACGAGCGATTCCCCGTCGAGGAGCGACAGCAGCAGGCCACCAAGCGCGCCCGACTCCGAGAGCCCGGAGCCGACTACTCCCCCGCCGACCAGGAGCAGCGAGCCAGCGACGCCCTTGCCGAGATCAGAGACAGTGCCGCCGAGCAGCAGGGCGAGCTCGCCGCCCGCCCCGCCCGAGAGCTCAAGCCCGGAGATCGCGTCACCTACCGAGGAACCGAGGTTGCCGGGTTCGCAGGAACCGAAGGGACCGTCAGCAGCGTAGGGCCCGGCAAACTCGGCGTGGGCGTCGACTGGGACAAGCCGCTCAACAAGAGCGGCGCCAACCACGGGACACACCCGGCCACCGAGCTGGCCGAGCCTGGCCAGCAGGCCGAGCTCGACTTCGGCGACACCCCCGACGCCGCCGAGCCCGCCGGCCCCGAGCAGCGCGGAGGCGTCCGGGTCCTCGCCCGAGACCTCCCTGCCAGGATCGAGCGCGACCGAGGGGCCGAGCTAGTCGGGTCGACCGTCATCACGCCCCGCGACCTCGCGACGCTTGCCTCGATCCTCCGCGACCGTCGTATCGAGACAATACGCCACTTCTGGATCGATAAGAACGGGAAGATCGTCTCGACCGAGGCCGGCTCGAGCGGGATGCCCGGCTACTCCTCGATTGCGATCGGGTTGGCCCCGGAGTCCGCAGAGGATTTCATCCCGTACTACCACCGGCTCGCCCGGAGGGCCCTACGCCTACTGAAGTCTCGGGGTGTGCGTGAGCTCTACCTCATGCACAACCACCCATCAGCCACCCCGACGTCGAGCATGGACGATCGCAAGGCGAACCGCCGGGCAACGGTCGAGTTCCTGGCCCATCAGATCAAGATCGTCGCCAACGAGGGCGCCCCGAAGGGCCAGAAGCGGCGGGTTCAGCGCCTGATGAAGGCGATCGAGGACGACCGCTTCTGGCCCTACAGGCCGCACGAGCACGACCCCGACAACTTCATCATGACCGAGCCGGGGGCCCTGCAAGATCCTGACGCGCCGCCGGGAGTGCGCGAGCAGCTCGACGACCTGACGAAACTGTACGACGCCGGCGTCCTCGTCGAGCCCCGCGGTCACGTCGTGATCGACCACGACCGCTACACCTGGATCGGGCCCACCGGAGAGTTGAAGTCCGACCTGCCGACGCACGACTTCCACAACCTGGACGACAAGCCCGACCCCCTGCGGCGACCCGAGGACATCGCCATCCCTCACCCGAAGCTGCGGGCGCACCGGGGTGCAGGCCCACAGGACGTCGCGGAGCTCGGCAGTCAGATCGTCACCGGGGAGCGGGACGTCGTGCTGATCTACGCCGACGCCGCCGGCCGCGTCGTGGGACTCGAGGAGGTCCCTCGAGGGCTGCTCGATCAGACGATGGAGCTCGCCAACTGGGTCCGAGGTCGAGTGCCGGAGTACGGCGCGGTGGAAGTCTTCCTCTACACCCGCGACAAGGAGACGGTCGAGTCCATGCGGCGGGCGATGCAGGCGGGAATCGTCCGCGATGCACTCATCGACACGTCTTCGGTCTGGAGCGCGCAGGAGAAGGGCATCTTCGCGCTGTACGAGCTCGGCAAGGCCAAGGGGAAGCCCAAGGCGTCGCGGCGTCTGTGGGAGCGGGCCACGCGCTACGGCACCGACCCCCGCCCGGTCGGCGAGATCCTCCGCGAGCGCCAGCGGGCCTACAACGGGGCGGGGGTGCGGTTCCCGCGCTTCTCGACGAAGTTCATCGGGTCCGGGGAGAGCACGCTCAACTACGGCTGGGGGCTGTACTTCACGTCGCTCAAGGCGATCGGGCAGTGGTATCGCGACGCCGACATGCAGCGGAAGGGCAGGGTCGCCACATTCTTCCGAGGCGCCGAGTTCCAGGCCGGACTGATCGACAGCACGGGCCACGCGCAGGCTGTCGTCGACCTGGTCGCCGGGATCGACCTCGACGAGATCCGGGCGAAGCTGCCCGACGACATGAAGCAAGCGGAGAATGTGGTCCTCGTACATGCTGCAAGGCACTTGATGTTCGCCTGGGGTCGCGAGGTGACTATCCGGGGGGTCACGGTCGAGGGCTTGCGGAGACGGGTACTGGCAGTTGCAGATAACGGGATCATGAACGCCGAGATGGCTCGCGACGGCTTTTCCGGCAAGCCAGAGTTGCACTCGCCATCTCGTCTCGAGGCCGCCGACTTCCGCGTTTTCGAGGCCAAACTGAACCGCGAGGTCTGGCGGCAGATGGTGCCTGAGCTCACCCTACAGGGCCGCGAGGGCCAGGTGGCCGAGGTCGAGATCCCCGGGCCGGAGGAGATGCTGCACTGGAACGGTGCGATGGGGGACATCGACTCCGAGGGGGAGTTCATCAAGCCCGACATCGACAACCCCAACCACCACGCATACACGCGACTCGCGGCGGCTGGGTGGGACCCCGAGTATGGGAAGCAACCGCGGAAGCGGAGGCCGACGCCACTGGCCGACAACACCGGCCACACGATCTACCGGATCCTCGTACAGCAGGCGGCGTGGTTTATCGAGAGCCCGGATAGGCAGCCGGGGGCTCCCGAGAACATAGCGAGCGATAGCTACGCGAAGTTCCTGCGGGACCATGACCTTAAAGACCCCGAGGAGGCCGCGTCCCGCTACCTCGACTCCATCGGGATCCGCGGCGTGGCCTACGTCGGCCGGACGAGCGGCGAGCCGGGCTACGTCGTGTTCAACGACGACCAGGTGTCGCTCCCCGTCGCGTTCTACCAGGACGACCGCGGGCGGATCGACATCGACCGGGTGTCGAAGCAAATCACCATCACACTGACCGACGCGGCCGACGCCTCGACGGTCTTCCACGAGATGGCCCACTTCTACCTCGAGGCCATGGCCGATCTGGTCGAACGGCCCGAAGCGTCGCCCGAGCTCCAGGCCGACTGGGCCGAGGTGCTGCGCTTCCTGAAGGTCAAGACTCGCGAGCAGATCGACACCCCGCAGCACGAGAAGTTCGCCAGATCCTTCGAGGAGTACCTGCGTCGAGCCCAGGCGCCCAGCGAGGGCCTGCGCTCCGTCTTCGGGCGGATCCGGGCCCTGATGCTCGCCGTCTACGGCCAGGCCGAGAAGCTCGCCAGCCTTTCCCCGCGGATCAAGGACGTGTTCGACCGGCTGCTCGCCACCGAGCAGGAGATTGCCGCAGCGCGTTCCGCGATGCGTCTCGAGCCGATCGAGGCACTGACCCGTACGATGTCCTCCGACGAGCTGGAGCGCTACCGCGAGGCCGCGGAGAAGGCGGCTGCGGAGGCCGAGGACGACCTGCGTGTCGCCGCCCTGGCCGACGCCGAGGAGTTCCGCGAGCATGTGGCGGGCCGGCGCGAGCTGATGGCCGCCGAGATCCGCACCGCCTGGGCGGAATCCCGCCTGATGACCGCGCTCCACTACCTGCAGCGTGGCCGGATGATCGAGGGCGAGACCCCGCGCGAGCTCCTGAACGACGACGGGAAGTCGCTGAAGCTCGACAAGCAGGCCCTGATCGACGAGTTCGGCGGCGGGATCCTCAAGCAGCTCGCCCGAGGGAACCAGCACCCCTACACCAACCAGGCTGACCGGGCGACCGATCCGGGCACCCTCGCTGAGTTGCTGGGGTACGACTCCGCGGCCGAGCTCATCGCCGAGCTGACCGGCGCGCCCAACTACCAGAAGGCCTTCGACGAGGAGATCGAGCGCCGGGTCGAGGCCCGCTACGGCGACATCATGCGCGACCCCGGGGCCCTGACCGAGCGGGCGATGGACGCCGTGGTGGCGCCGGCGGCCTTCGAGCAGCTCCTGATCGAGCTCGACCACGCCCGCCGGCAGCTCGCGCCTGGCGAGGCCGCAAACGCCTCGATGGTCGACCGCGCCTCGCTCAAGGCCTACGCCGGCCGGGTGATCGCTGGCAAGACAATCATGGAACTCCAGCCTTACGCCTACGCCCAGGCGGCACAGCGGCACGGCACGAAGGCCCAGAGGTCGACCAACCCGGAGACCATCCACCGGGAGCGGATGCTCCAGCTCGTCAACCTGGCGCTCTACCGCGAGGCCCGGGACGCCCGCCTCGAGGCCGACCGAGCCCTGCGCTACGCCCGCCGGATGATGGGCAAGTCGACCCAGCAGATGCTCGGCAAGGCCGACAGTGCTACGGCCGACCCGACCCAGGGCATCGCCGGAGGGTCCTACCAGGCGACGGCCAACCAGCTCCTCGAGCACTTCGAACTACGGCCGGAGTCGAAGCGATCGACCGAGCGCCGGCAGAGGCTCCGCGACTGGGTGGCCGAGCAGATCGCCGAGGGCGAGGACGTCGTCGTCACGCCCCGCCTAGTCGAGCTCACCGAGCGGGCGAAGAAGCATTTCCGGGAGCTGCGGGTCGACGAGTTCCGCGACCTGCGGAACGCGCTGCAGAACATCGAGGGGCTGGCCCGGCTCAAGACGAAACTACTCGACGGCGAGGACACCCGAGACTTCCGCCGTGGGGTCGGCGAGCTCATCGACTCCGGCGACGCCAACCTGGCCGCGGCGAAGCCGATGTGGGATCCCGAGGTGGACCGGCAGAGGACTATAGGAGAAACGGTCAGCGAGTGGGTCGACACCTGGGACTCGAAACTGCTCCGCATGGAGGAGATCATCGACCGGCTGGACGGCCGGGACGTCCGCGGGCCGTGGACCCGGCTCATCTGGCAGCCGATCGTCGAGGCGCAGAACGCCGAGAACGAGATGACCGCCACTATCGCCCAGGCCCTGGTCCAGCAGTTCGAGAAGCTGGGCAAGAAGCGCAAGCAAGATCTCCTGACCGAGGAGGTACCGATCCGCCGGCTGGGCAGGTCGATCCTCAAGCAGACCGCTCTGGTGGTTGCGCTCAACACGGGCAACGCCGGCAACTATGACCGGCTGCTCCGCGGGGGCATGGGTCTCGGCGAGCAGTGGGGCCCGGAGGTGATCGAGGAGATTCTCTCGACCCTGACCATCGAGGACTGGACGTTCGTCCAGGGGCTCTGGGACACGCTCGAGTCGCTCTGGCCGCAGATCGCGGCGCTCGAGAAGCGGGTCACGGGCGTGGCCCCGCCGAAGGTGGAGCGGGTGCCGTTCCGCCGCTCGTTCGCCAACGAGACGACAGGCGAGAGCACTACCGAGACGTTCGAGGGTGGGTACTACCCGATCGTCTACTCCGAGCGGACGCGCCAGGCGCAGCAGCAGGCCCGCGAGGGCCAGTCGATGCTGTCGCTGTTCGGTGGGAAGTACGTTCGGGCGATGACGCCCCACGGGCACGTCCAGACCCGCGTCGAGTCCTTCGGCGGCGAGCTGTCGACGTCCCTCGAGACGGTGACCCAGCACGTCTCGAAGGTGATCCACGATCTGACGCACCGCGAAGCGACGATGCAGATATTCCGCATCCTGCACGACCGCGAGTTCATGCAGTGGGCGTGGAACCGGATGGGTAAGACCCGCTGGAAAGCGCTCGAGGACTGGCTCCGCCGGATCATCCAGGTCCAGAACACCAACGACCCGGACGTCGAGTCCTTCATCCGCAAGGGCCGGCTCAACGTGGCAGCCGCGGCCATGGGGTTCAAGGCGACGGTGAGTCTGCAGAACATCGTCAACCTGTCCAACGTGGTGGAGAAGGTCCCGGTCAGGTGGTTCGGGCCGGCGTTGCGCGAAACGATGCGCCACCCGATCGCTACCCGGGAATTTATCCACGGCAAGTCGGGCGAGATGAAGTTCCGCTTCCAGACCCTCGACCGCGACATCCGAGAGGCTCTGCAGCGGCAGGGGTCGATCCGGGGCATGACCGGCCGGCAGAAGTTCATCAAAGAAGCGCAGAAGCTGGGATTCGGGGTGATCGCAGCGACAGACATGATCTCGGCCTATCCGGCCTGGATCGCTGCGTACCGGCACGCCATGGCGGCCGAGGGCGAGCACGGTCTGGGCCTCACCGAGAAGCAGGCGATCGCTCACGCTGACCGGACGGTCCGGACCACCCTGTCCGCCGGCGGGGAGAAGGACATCGCGAACATCCAGGCCAGCTCGAGCGAGCTCCTGAAGGCCCTGACGATGTTCTATGGCTGGTTCTCGACGGCCTATATGAGGTTCCGGGCCCTGGGATTCGACATCCGCACGGCCCGCCACAAGGAGGAGGGGGCTGTCGCCCGGGGTCTCCCGTGGTATCTGGGCCGCATGCTGGCCTTCTGGATCGTGCCGGCCACCGTCGCCGAGCTCCTGGCCAACCGCGGCCCGGACGCCGAGGACGACGAGGGGTGGGTCGAGTGGTTCATCACCAAAACGCTCCAGTATCCCATGCTGACCATCCCGGTCCTCCGCGACGCTTCGAGCCTGGTCGAGGGCCATATCCGCGGCGAGCGCCGGTCGGCTCGCTTTGGCGCCCTCTCGACGGTGCTCGAGGAAACGGTGCGGGCCGGTGCGGTCCTGGCCGAGGAGGCCGTCGACCTGTTCGGGCCCGAGGACTTCGACGAGGACAAGGCCGCCGTCGCCGCGGCCCGCGCGATGGGCTATACCATGGGCCTGCCGTCGAGCCAGTTCGAGATCACCGGCGGATACCTGTGGGACGTGTTCATCAACGGCCAGGAGCCTGCAGACGTGCTCGAGTTCATACGTCACCTGCTGTACCGCCGCTCCCCCGAGGAGCGGAAAGAATCCGGGGACGAGCCCGTGGCGAGGCGCAACTGATGGTCGAGAACGACACCCGCCTAGTCGAGGAAGCGGGCGACGGCATCGAGACGGCGTTCAACTTCGCCTTCCGTGTCCTCGCCAAGGAGCACCTATACGTCGTCAAGCGGACAAACGCGACCCTGGTCGACACCGTCCAGGTCCTCGACGTCGACTACACGGTGACTGGTGTCGGGGTCCGCACCGGCGGAACGGTCAACTACACCGTCGCCCCGACGTCCGGAGAGAATTCCATCATCGAGCGCCAGGTGCCGTACAAGCAGCTCTACGACTTCCGCAACCAGGGCAACTTCCGGCCACGCAGCGTCGAGGACGCGCTCGACTTCCTGATGATGGCGGTCCAACAGTCCAACGGGACGCTCGCGATCCTGACCGGGTCTGGAGGCGGCATTCCCCTGCTCACCTCCCTCCCGCCGGCGTCGGCCTTCTGGACCCAGCGTAAGATCCACGTCCGCGGGGCCACCACGAACAGTGAGACCCGGGAATACTCGTGCGCTGAAACCTCAAGCACTGGAGTCTATGAATGGATCCCACAAGGCACCACGTCCTGATCCGGTTCCTTCTGGCCGCCCTGCTCCTGGTCGTCGCGCCGGCGGTCGCCCAGGTGCGGATCGCTCCGGTGATCGCTATCGACAGTGCGCCTACTGCCGCGACGAGCTGCACTGGGTTCTCTAAGTCGATCATCTACGCGGTGACCTATGCCGACGTCGCGAACGCCGGCGAACTCTGGGCCTGCGATGGCTCGACCCTGTGGGTAATGGTCTCCGGAGCGTTCCTGGTCCCAGGGAACGACACCGAGGTGATCTTTAACGACGGGGGCTCATCGCTCGGAACTGCGGCCAGCCTGACCTTCGACGACGCGACCGGCATAATGACGGTCCAGGGCGACGCGGCGTCCACGGTGCTCCTCGACAATACAGCTACATCGGCCGCCGCGAGCCCGTCGCTGACGCTGTCGAACGCGGACTCGGACGACAAGCAGTGGGAGGTCGAGTCGAGTTCGACGGGAACCTACGATCTGATCGGCGATGACGCGAACGTCTACTGGTCGATGACCCAGACGGGTGACATCACCCACGAAGGCACCGTGATTATAAACAAGGCGAACGGGGCAGAGCCGCAGATTATGATTAACCAGAGCCAGCCCAACTTCCACGCTCTGGAGCTGCGGAACATCAACCCCATCCTGTCCGGCTCGCCCCGGATTCAGTTCAGAACGGGAGGCGACCCTACGACCTACCGCTTGAAGATGGGCATCGACTGGGACGGGGTGGACGCCGTCTGGCGCCACTACGGGGACGGCAATCAAGTGCTGTTCGAGATCAATGTCCTCGACGATGCCACCGCCGGCTTGTATACGATTTTCGGTAACCCCTCGTCGGGCCTGGTGATCGACAACGCGGAGCCGACATCCGAGGAGTCCTCCCCTACCTTGCATTTCAGCAACGGCGGCGCAACGTCTGCATCGGACGACGTGTTCCTCGACACCGACTCGGTGGGTACGTTCCACGTCAGGAACGACGGCGACACGTCGGGTCTGAGCGTCGAGCAGGATGGGGACGTCGCGATATCGGGGGACCTGGCGCTAGGACAGCAGGTCGACGCGGACATCTGCATCACATTCGACAGGGCCACCGACGACCACACGTTCTGCTATGACGAGATCAACGCGCGCTTCGAGTTGGATTCAGCGTCTATCGGTGGGAGCGTGACCAAGTGCCGCACGATCGAGAACCTCGCCGCGGCTGACACCGACCGGCCGATCTTCTCCTACCACTCGGCCGTCACCCTCGCGACCGCCTGGTGCCAGTGCGAGGGGACCTGCACCACAGAGGCCGACATCACCCTCGAGACGCGCCAGGTCGGCACCGCGTCGACCGTCGACGCCGTCACCGGGACGATCACCTGCGAGGATATGGCCACAGCGGCGGCCGAGGTCGCGCTCTCCGGCGCTGGCGCGACGGTTGATGCCCTAGACATCGTCCGGTTTGACGTGGCTGCGAGCCCCGTGGTCTCCCCGGAGACCGATACGTATATCCTGTGCTGGAAGTATTCGGAGGATTGATGCGACGACTCCTGATGGCTCTGCTTCTGCTCGGCGGCCTTCCGGCTCTGGGCCAGCCGACCGTCTCCGACGAGGAGATATTCTTCGTCTTCCAGACCGACACGACCGGGGGGACGGGGACCGACTACACCCCGATCCTTGGTCCCCTGGGCAGCCCGACCGACGAGGACGACGCCGTCTGCGAGATGACCTCGAGCGGGACGGTCAAGCGCCTGGCGGTGTACCGCACGGGGGGCGCGGGTGGCGGCGCGACGTTCACGGTGACCGTCCGGCACGATAGCGGCGCCGGCTTCGCCGATACCTCGATGTTCTGCACCATGTCCGGCTTCGTCGACAACCTCTGCACCTGCCCGGGATCGGGCGAGGCGTGCGGTAACACCGACGCCGATGACATCACCTTCGCCGCGGGGGACAAGCTCACTATAAAGGGTGTGTGTACCGCCGGGACCTGCGGGGCCAAGTCGATGCGCGGCAGCCTGGCCCTGCAGATGGACCAGCTCGGGACGCAGATCCTCTGCGGAGGCAACAACGACGGTGACCTGACCATCGACTCGAACGGCTGGTACAGCTTCGGCGGGCAGGCGAACGTAACGTCGTCCAGCGAGAGCGCGAACCAGATTGTCTTCCCCTTCGGGGGCCGGCTGCGGGACCTCCGCGTCTTGCTCGAGAGCGATGCCGCCGGCTCTGGCGACACACTCACCTGGACCGTCTACCAGAACGGCGGGGCGACTGATCTGGACTGCTCGATCGTCGGGACGAAGGAGAGCGACCTGAGCTGCACGAACAGTTCCGACGAGGTCGACCTGGTGCATGGCGACCTCATCGCTATGAAGGCCACGGTCGACGCCGGCACGTTGGACGCGACGGCGGGGATTCACGCCTCATTCAGCGCCAACTTCGTCCACTCCAAGCGCGGGCACTTCATCATGCCCTGCTCGACCAGGACGGCGCTGGACACCGCGGCGACCGACTACTACCTGTTCCCTGGGGGCGACTGTTCGAAGTCCTCCTCGTTCCTGAATAATACGCGGACTGGCGTGACGGGCTTCGGCGGGATGCAGCACTTCGAGATCACGGGCCTGCTCATGGATCTCAACGTCGCCCCCGGGGCGTCGAAGTCCTGGAACGCCGACCTACAGAAGCGCTTCGGCTTCGGGGCCCCGGCAGACACCGGGCACAGTCTCACTCTGACCGGCGCCTCGGCGACGTTCGATGAGGACTGGACGCCGGCGGATTACGACATCGACCAGCACTTCAAACACAATTTGGCGCTCAAGATCGTGCCGACCTTCACGCCGGCGTCAAGCCGGGCTCGCTGGACGGTCGTCGGACGGGCCATCGACCCGATCCAGAGGAGGGTATATGGGGACTAGGCTCTGCATCCTGCTGGCGATTCTCGCTTCGCTCGCCTGTCCTGGCCACGCGGTGGCTGATCCGTGCATCACGATCGACGCGAGCTCGTGGACGCAACCGGAGCGGAAGGCGGTCTGCGCCCACGCGCATAACATGCTCTGCGTCCCGCTCGACCAGGCCGGCAACTGTACGGGTCACGCCGCGATCTGCGAGAACCACCGGCCGACGTCCTACGACGAGCTGACCGGGGCGCTGGCGATGTGCTTCGAGTACATCACGACGGGCGATCCGATCTCGGTCGACCCCGACACCCTGCTCACCGCGGCCGGCCTGCTCTCGAGCATCCAGGCCCACGCCGCCGCGATGGCTGCGGCCTCTGCCGAGCTCGCGGCCGAGGAGTCCGAGCAGGACGAGGAGGTTGACGTCGGAGGGGGCAACAACCCGTTCTGCGGCGCCCGCCGGATGGCTGACGTCAACCAGCACGTCGACGACGTGCTCGACTCGGCGCTGAACATGGCCCAGCTCCGCAATAGGACCAAGATACTCCTGAAGCAACTCGCTCGGTGCCTACTCGTGACCCGAAGGCGGGGCGGTCAATGAGGCGCCGTCTCGTTCTGCTGCTGGCGCTCGCCGCCAGCCCGGAGGCCCTGGCGGGCACGATATCGGTCGGCTGGTCCGCCGTGGAGGACCCTCGGCTAGTAGAGTACCGCGTGTGCTACGGCGTTGGCACGCTGGACGACAGCAGTCCTTGCGACGCCGTGGTGCCGTGCCCTGGGTCGACCTGCGCCCACGTCGTCGATCCCGTGCCCGACTGTACGGAGATGCACGTCTCGATCAAGTCAGTCGGGGCCAGCGAAACCTCCAGCTGGCCTACAGACGGGGACGGCGTCCCGATCGTCGGGAGGTGGTGGGCCGTCCCGGTCATCAGCGACGTAACCTGGGACGAGACCGGAATCCATACCATCATCGGGTCCAACTTCAACGTCGGAGCTCGCGTGCGCCTGGACGGCGTCTGGGTGGCAGACATCGACACGATCGTGGTCGACTGCCATACCGTCAAGATCCCATCCAGGCCCGCGGTCGAGGTTCTGGTCTGGCAGGCCGACGACGTGAACGCCGCAGGTATCGCGCCAGGCTTTCTGTACGTGTCGCCCCTCGTCGCGCCCATCGCCTTTACGATCTCGGGCGGCTTCCCTGGGCCGCCGGCATGATGCGCGAGCTCCTGGTCAGCTTCGGGTGCTTCGTCGGCCTGGTTGTCGTCGCCGCGCTGTACGACTGGATCTCCCGGTGGCTGCGGTGAAGGACAGCCGCGACATGCGCGACCTACACCCCGCGTTCGCCCCGGTGGCCGCGGAGATGCTGCGGAGGTGCAACGCGAAGGGCGTCCCGATCTACGTCTACTGCACCTGGCGCAGCCCAGAGCGGCAACTCGAGCTCTGGCAGCAGGGGCGGGACGATACGGGTCGGCGGACCCCCGGCGGGCGTGTTGTGACCAACGCGAAGCCCGGGGACTCGAAGCATAACACCGTAGTCGCCGGAAAGAAGCCGGCGTCGGAGGCGTTCGACGCTGTGCCCCAGGAGATCCTCGACGAGCGCAGCGGCGTACCCCTCCGGTACAAGCTCGACTGGACCCCGTTCTACCGCAAGGAGGACGAGCGGCCCTTCCGCGAGTCGGGCGACCTCGAGCTGCTCGACCCCCGCTGGCGGGTGATGGTCCAGGTCGCCGAGGCCCTCGAGATCGAGTGGGCCGGACGGTGGACCGGCTCTCTAATCGAGTACGTCCACTGGCAGCGGCCGGGCAAAACGCTGGGGGACCTTCATGTCTGATGGGACCATCATCGCGTTGATCGGGGTCGTGGTCGCGACCCTTGCCCTAGTGGGACCGGCGCTGGTCTACCTCGGCCTGAAGCTCGGGACGTTGACCAACAGTTCAGAGGGGGCGCACAAACGGATCGACAGGTTAGAGTTGATGCTGACAGAGGAGTTTCGACTGCTGCGAGGTTCGATCGCTACAATGATTGGCGACGCCTGGAAGAATTGCCCGTTGGCGCATGATGGCCGCGGGCCAACGGAGAAGCCATGAGAGACTGGAACAAGCTCGACTACATGCTCGCTATCGGTGGCGGCGCTGCGTCGCTGCTGGTCATCTTCGACCGCCCGCCGCCGACCAACGCCTGGGAGGTTGCCAAGGTGATCGTGCAGGGGATCAGCCTGTTTGCCCTGGCGGTCGCCGGCACGAGCGCGACGGGACCGGGGCCCGGGGAATGAGGCGGCTCGGCTGGGCGCTCGCCCTGGCCTTGCTTGTGGTGTTCGCCGTATTGCCGGAGCTCTGGTTGCTTGCGGCGGGCGACACCAAGGGCCTGTCCGACCGACAGCGCGTGGTGCTGTACAGGGCCGGCGTCGACCAGGCCGTGAAGCTCATCGAGGAGCAGCACTACGACTCCGCGCTCAGCGTCCTACGGAAGGTCCGCGAGGACACCCAGTGAACGAGGAGCTACTGAAGAAGCTGCTGCTGGTGGTGATCGCAGCGCTGCTCGCCGTCTGTGGCGCGATCGGCAGCCTGGTCGCCTGGCACACCAAGAACGTCCACAGCGAGCTCGTCGGCCTGCGCGCGGACGTGAAGCAGGCCGAGATGCGCTTCGTGGCGCTGAGCAGGGTCGTCGACGTCGAAGCCGGCATCAACCCCTACGCCGAAATCGTCCCGGCGGAAACAACGGAGGTCCCATGAGTAACATCGACTTGACGGCGCTGCGAGACGATCTCGAGCGCGAGGGAGCGGATATCCTCGAGGAGCTCGGCGCCTCGAAGGACCAGGCCCGGGCGGCACTGACCGCCATGCTGGCCGACGCCGAGGCGGCGATCGCCGCCGGTGACCTCGAGCACGCCGACGCCTTACGGGCGGAGATCCCGGTCATCCTCGAGCGCGAGCTCGTCGAGATCCGGGGGATGAGCCGCCATCGCGCCCTTGGGATCGGGAGCCGGGTCCTGGGCGCCCTGGTCAGCCTACTCACGCGAGCTCGAGCTGCCGGCCCGGTGGTCCTGTTGCTCCTGCTGACCGCGGGCTGCTGGGCGCACCGGGGGACGGTCAGGTCCGACGCCATCGACGGCATGGTGGCTAACCTGTGCGACGTGGTGGCGACCTGCGTCGAGGAGGGTCTGCGCCCTGCCACGGTCGCCGACTGCGGCGAGGACGGCCTGGTGGGCCGGTTACAGGTCGACAAGCGGATCACTGGCGAGGAGTTGGCTGCCGGAGTCCTGTCGATCTGCGGGCCCGTAGAGGCGTGTGTCGCCGCCTGGCCGGACCTACCGGCCCATCGGGGGCGGTCGTACGTGAGGTGGTGCGACTTGCTGGGGTCGACGGCGGCATCAAGCCTTTAGGGGCCGACCGAGAGAGAGGGTCGAAACGAGTGTCGACGGCGTGAACTTTGCGGTCGCAATGCGTACCGACGGACAGGTGATCAATACTACGGTGAGTTCCGACGGCGTGTCCCATCTTGCTTTCCATGGTCCGCTGCCTTACGTCCGTGGCAGCGCAACGGCGGTCGTTAGCGGTACCTGTGCGTTCCAGTTCGTGGTGGAGGAAGCTGTCCCGGGCTAACCTCCGGGGGCGGGAATAGTCGCTTCACGACCCCCTCTTGAGATCGCGGCAAACGCGGCCGCAGCGGATTCTCTTGACGCTGACACCGAGCACACTCCGTAGTTTGCGCTTGCCGGCTCGGCCGGCGGCCAAGGCGTCCTTCTCGTCGAGGTCGTGGACGGTGGTCTTCCAGTCGCGCCCGTTCTTGAACGTGACCTTGTAACTGGCTTTGAAGATCATCGGTTCAACTCCTCCATCTACCTTCCGGCGAATTGGTCGAACGTAAACGAAGTTCCAAGCGCGGCGTTCGCAGCGTCTAGGAAAGCCTGAGATTCCGGGGCCGTCACTTCTCCCCACTCGTCTACCTGTTCCCCGGATGTGTCCAGGGGTCGCGAAAACAGTGCGTCGTGCCAGTGTGCGACGGCGCATCCGAAATCGAGTAGGTTTGGTGTAGTGGTTTTCCCCATCACGCACCGCCTTTGCTCGGCGTCCAGCCAGCCAAGATGTTCAGTTTCCACGGGCGGGTCATCCCGTGGCCGACGCTGCCGTCCAGAACGGGCATCGAGCAATTCCGACAGTGGACGGCGTCTTCGATCCTGTCGAGCTCGGCTTGGTCGTAACCGTAGGGCTGACGGTCGCCGGAAAGTTCCAGCCGCTCGCCGTCGTAGGGCGATTCGAGATAGCCCAAAAACTCGTTCGTCTGTTGGTCGATGACTTCGATCGTGTAGCTCATTGTGTTCCTCCGTGCGTCTCTGCTTGTGCCCCAGATCGTAGCGCACCCCGTTGGCGCTGTCAACACCTCAATATCAAGCAGTGGTTGACACTGCCAACAGGCGCGTTATACTCCAGGGTGAAAGGAGGTGTTCCCTAATGGCAACATACGCAACCCGAGCCGAGGTCAAGGCTGTGGCCGCAAGGCTCAAAGAGGCTGGAAGCTCCCAGCGGGAGTTGGCGCGCGTGTCCGGGATGAACCATTCGACGATCTCGAGGTGGTTCTCCGGTCAACGGTGCGACCGTGTCCGGCGTTGGAAACTGCAAGTCCTCGATAGCGCACTGCGCCTGATCGAGAACCAGAAGGAGGCATCATGACCGACGCCGATTTCCGCCAGCTCGTCAAAGAGATGCGCGAGGCTCAGGACAGGTACTTCAAGTTCAGCCGCAGCGGTAGCCAGCGGCAGTTAGGCGACGCGCTTCGCGAGTCTCTCGCCCTGGAAAGGCGCGTCGACAAGGAGCTCTCACAGGAGGGTCTGTTCTCTTAACCCATTCCCGAGGAGAAACCATGGCTCTAAAGATCATCAGCCCCACAGACCCCATCACGGTCGACCAACTGGTCGTCGCGATCTACGCTCAGCCCGGCTCCGGCCGGACTACGATCGGCTACACCGCCGATAGGGCCCTCGTGTTCGACTTCGACCAGGGCTCGCACCGATCCGCGTTCCGCACCCTGGGCGACACCGTGCGCCCCACGCGGTGGGCCGACGTCCAACTCACCGCCGACGAGCTCGGGCCGTACGACACGGTAGTGCTTGACACCATCGGGCGCGCTCTCGAGATGCTCGCGGTCCACCTGATCGAGAAGGACCCGAAACTGGCCCGGTCAACAGGAGACCTCGCGCTCCAGGGCTACGGCGCGCTCAAGTCCGTGTTCGCCCGCTGGGTCGGTCAGGTCAAGTCTTCTGGCTGCGACCTCGTATTCTGCTGCCACATGGACGAGCAGCAGAAGGGCGACCGTACCATCGAGCGGCTTGACTGTATCGGCGGTACACGGCAGGAGGTGTACAAGGTGTCCGACCTGATGGGCAAACTCACTGTCGGTGTTGCCGGCAAGCGACTCCTCGACTTCCGCCCCGGCGAAACGTCGTTCGGTAAGGACCCCGTGGGTCTGGGCCTGCTCGACGTTCCTGTGCTCGACACCCTCGACGACAAGCGTTGGCTCGGAGGCCTGATTCGCGGTGCTAAGGCCAAACTGAACGAGATGACTGAGGACCAGCGCAAACTCCAGGCCGAGCGCGACGACTTCGCCGACATGGTCACGGCGACCGAGGAGCCGGCCGAGCTGACCGATCTAATGAAGGCCGCGAACGGCGACAGCGTCATGCGGGCGATCGTCGCAAGGCGAGCCAAGGAGCTCAACTTGGTCGTCGACCAGGAGCAGAAGTGCTTCGTGAAGCCTGAGCCCGCGGTCATCGAGGGGGCCGAGAAGCACACGCCTGCGGTGGCAGCAAAGACATCCACCGCCGCAGAGGTGTGCGAGAGTCCCCGGGCGGGGAATCTGCCGGAACCGCCGGCCGAGCCGGCAGACACGTCCCTGCCGGATCCGAAGGCCAAGCCCAAGCCGAAGCGGAACCCCAGGAAGGAGGCCCAGCAACAGCGCCTAGAGAACGTGGCTGCGTCCGGGAAGGCCCCCGCGTCCGGCGACCGAGAGGAGATGGAGTTTTGAAGGCCCGACTGTCCATCACAACGATCGACTGGTGGCTGTCCTGGGAGGAAGCCACCCTCTATGAACTCCAGGGCAAACTCACGCACCGCCAGCCGCAGACCGAGGCGATGCTCCGCGGGATCGCGTTTCACGAGGCCCTCGCGCACCTTTCAAGCCTGTGCGAGGGCGCGGACTACACCACGACCGACTCAATAGATTCCCGTGGGTTCACCTTCGACTTCAACGGCGTCGAGATCCAGATCGAGTCGGTGTCGCCGTACCAGACCGAGCTCAAGATCGAGCGTAGGATCGACAGCTCGCTTCTCGACACCGAGATCGGCAGCGAGATCACCCTGGTCGGCAAGGTCGACCGCATCGATGGAAGCACCGTCGAGGACCACAAGACAACCAGTCACTTCGACGCCGAGCGGCTGCTCGCCTCCTGGCAGTGGCGGTTCTACCTGTGGCTGACCGGAGCGGACGTCTTCCGCTGGCACGTCTACGAGATGAAGCCTATGGAGACTCCGCGCAAGGCGTTCGCGGCGTGGCTCAAGCGGTTCGACGACTGGCGGGACAACCCGCCGGCCGAGGAGCTCGCGGCTGCCCTACGGCGCTACAAGGTGACCAACTACCACCAGCTGGAGGCGGCCCGCTACCCCAACCTCGAGGCCGAATGCCTCGGAGCGATGGATCAGTTTCTACGGGCCGTCAATCTGCTCTGTGACGCCGGCAACCTGGACCCCGGGCGGGTCGGGATCCCGGCGGGCTGGACCCCGAGCGGGGTGGAGGTGCTGGCATAAGTTAACCGCCCCGGGTGCGGCCCGGGGCATTCAAACGGAGACCGGAGACCAAGTGCTGGACCGGGGCCGGGGGCCGCACCCTCGGCCCTTTTCCGATTTCCGCAGTCCGTCCACAACGATTTCCACATTATGAATGGGACGCAAGATGCTCAGCTTCAACGACTTCCACAACTTATCCGCAATTTCCACAACGCCTACTACTACTGGTCCCCTCTCTGGGGCCTCTCTGAGTCCGGATCCGGAGTTTCAGTACACGCCCTGCTGAACCTTGAATAGAGGGGGCGACGTGGCCGCGGCACTTCCGTGGTTCCATGCCGATGTGGTACTGTTCCACGCATGGTGAAACCGTGTTCCCGTTGCCGTCTGATGAGGCGGCGCCCCGGTGGGCGCTGGTGCAAGGGCTGTCACAGTGAGTACGAGCGGGAGCGACGACGGCTCAAACGAGGAGGAACGATGTCCGAGGCGAGAGAATGCTACGACGCCGGACGGCCTGGGGTGGTCAGCCAGGGCGACCAGGTGCTGATCGTCTGCGTCCCTCGGGGCTGGACCGACTCGCTGATCGAGCAGTACGCCTCCGAGGTGGCGCCCACGGGCGCTTCGTTGACGCCTCGCGCCTGGCGCGTGCCCGTCGGCGCCCAAGGTGAGCAGCCGCTCAGGGAGCTCTGCAGGACGGCCACTCGGCAGGCCATGGAGCACCTGGTCCTGGTCCGCTGGCCGGTGGCGGCGTCGGCGTGAAGATCCAGACGGTCGACGTGTACTGCAAGGGCTGCTCCAGCGAGGTCAGGGTCGATTTGCCCATCGAGTGCCCGCTCCAGGTGACGATCGCGGCGCTCAAGGCCCTTTGCTGTCCGTCTTGCGGAGCCAGCAGCCAACAGGTGTGCGTGTGAGCCGGAAGGGCCCAGGGCCCGAGGACGCCTTCCGCGAGGCTGTGGAGGAGCTCGCCCAGCTCCGTGGTTGGAGGGTCCACCACGTCCGGGCGGCGCTCAAGAAGGACGGGAGCTGGTACTCCCCGGTCACGGGCAACCCAGGCTTCCCCGACAACGCCTTCGCCCGGGACGGGGTCGTGCTGGTCGTCGAGTTCAAGACCGACGATAGGTACCCCTCGGCGCAGCAGCGGGGGTGGCTCGACGCGATCCACCCACACTGGTCTGCGAGCAAGGGCGACCGCCCTCCGCTCCGGCCGCCGAAGGCTCGCCTCGCCGCCTACGTCTGGCGCCCGAGAGACTGGAAATTCATCGAGGAGGTGCTGAAGTGAGCCAGGGCCTGCTGAAATTCCGAGAGTCTCGAGCCCGGCAACTGTACCGCCAGTGGAAGCGCTACCACCTGACTAACCTGCACGTCTGGCGCCGGTTCGACCAGAACGCGCTAGCAATGGCCAAGGTGCGCGAGTTCTACAGCGCCAGGACGATTATCTCGGTCCTGCGCTTCGAGATCGACTCCATCAACGGGGATAGCCTGGTCAAGATCAACGACCACTACAGCCCGTTCTACGCCCGCCTCTGGATGGAGGTCCACCCCGAGCACGAGGGATTCTTCGCGACGCGCCGGCGGACCAGTGAGTCCCGGCCGGCTCGAGGCGACGAGGACGAGGTATTCGACTCCGGCCCGACTGGCGCCGAGGAGCGCTGGCTCGAGCAGGAGATCGCCGACCTCGCCCGGGAGACGCTGCGGGGATGAAGTCGTGAAACTGACACCAAAGCAGGCCGCATTCGCCCAGCGCTACCTGGCCACGCTCAACGCGACCCAGGCGGCGAAGGACGCCGGCTACAGCCCTCGGACGGCCCGGTCTATCGGCGCCGAGAACCTGACAAAACCTCACATTCAGGCTGCGATCGCCCAGGCGATGAAGACCCAGCAGAAGAAGCTTGAGTTGGACGCCGAGTTCGTCATCGGCCGGCTGATGAAGGCCGCTGCGTTCGACATCGCCGATGTGTTCGAGGATGACGGGGCGCTGAAGTCGATCAAGGACTGGCCGACCCACGCCCGCGAGCTCGTCTCGGGCTTGAAGACCCAGGAGACCACCGACGGCAAGGGCGTCGTGATCGGCCAGACCCGCGAGCTCAAACTCCCCGACCGGATCCGGGCGCTCGAGCTGCTGGGCAAGCGGCTACGGCTCTTTGTCGACCGGGTCGAGCACGAGGGGGACATCAAGTACACAGTCATCACTGGCGTTCCGCGACCCGAGGGCGCCGAGTGAAATTGGCTAGGCGTGGCGTGGCGAGCACGGCGGGGCGTGGCCCGGACAGGACCGAGGGGCATGGCTTGGCAGGCGAGGCCCGGCATGGCCCGGAAGGATTGGCACGGCGAGGCAGGAGCGGAGCGGAACGTAAAAGCGGAACGTAAAACAATCGAAACCGAGGAGGGTTTATGGCAAAGAGTAAACAGTCAGCACCGGAAGCGATCGAGATCAAACCTATCAAGATGGGCCAGGTTCAATTCTGGATCGTGGGCGAGAGTCCGCTCGTTCTGAACCGTCTACCCGAGAAGGCTCGCCAGGAGCTGCTCCTCCCGAAACCCCGGGGCGTGAGTAGGAGCACGCTCAAGCACGACCCCATCGCGGAGTTCCGCTCGTCCATGTGCCTGCGTCCCAGGGACCACAAGGGGACGCGAATCTGCGTGCCTTCCACCGCCCTGAAAAACTCAATCCGCACCGCAGCGCTTGATCTCGACGGCGCGTCCAAAGCCCAGGTTGGGCGCCTGTGTTACATACCGGGGGAGAAGGTCGATGTTTACGGAACCCCGGAGGTCTACATGGCTGTCGTACGACAGTCCGGCATCGGTCGCACACCAGACGTCAGGACTCGGGCGATCATCAAGGAGTGGGCGTGCGGGTTCTCCGTTGACTATGTCAAGCCGATGTTGAGCGACACGGTCCTCGGCAATCTGGTAAACGCGGCCGGCGTCTTCTGCGGCATCGGTGACGGTAGACCAGAGAAGGGCGCATTGTCTTTCGGCCGGTTCTCTCTCGTCCCCGAGACTGACGCGAAGCTCCGCAGGATCGTCAAGATGGGCGCCGCCGAGCAGGATGAGGCTATCGCAGACCCAGCCTTTTACGACCAGGACAGCGAGGATCTCTACTCGTGGTTCCACGGCGCGGCTGGTGAGCGCGAGCTCGAGGTGGCTAAATGAAGCTGTCAGAGATCGGCGCGGCCCTCGACGGAATCTATCTGAAGCGCGGGGCGCTCGACGCTCAGGCGGTCGTGGATGAGTCTAAGCCCAGGGGCGCGCCCCTGCACGCCTGCTTCGAGTGGGACGACAAGAAGGCCGGCAATCAGTACAGGGTGGGGCAGGCCCGGCGGCTGATTCGGCGAGTTCCAATCGAGCGCGGCAAGTCCCGCAAGGTCGCCCCGAAATACCTACCGATCACGACTTCGGAGATGGAGCTAGACGGGGGCTATCGGCCAACGACCGAGCGCCAGTCGCATGGGGACCGAGTTGCCGCGGTGGCCTTCGAGTGGCGCCAGGTCTTGTCGCTGGTATCCCGCGCAAGGTCCATCTGCGAGGAGCTAGATGTCGACCCAGAGGGGGCGGCGGACCTAGAGTCTCGCGTGGAGTCGATGATCTCTCGTCTTACCTGTGCAGACGCGGCTTGAGGTGGGGCGAGGTCGTGGTCCGACCCTGTGCCGTACCAGGGTCTCAAGTGTGAGGGCAATCGACTGGTTCTCCGGCATCGGCGGCTTCAGGATGTCCCCGAGGTTGGGGCAGTCCTGCTGGAGCGGTGGAAGGCGGTTGGTTTGTACCACGTAACGCACCAGCCAGGGAAGGGATTCCTGGCCGATACGAACCAACTGCTGCCTGAGACGAGCCGGTACTTCACAAACAAAGCCAAACAGGAGCCCGGATCGTGAGCGCATACGCAAAAAATACAAAGGTGCCCATCAGCCGATCACGGGACCAGATCACAGAGTTACTTCGACAGTGGCAATGTACTGGTGTCGGATGGCAGGACGACTT